CCTTTACCTACATACTTGTGTTGATTTTTTACAGTATAGATACCCTGTGCGTATTTTCTTCTACGAGGCATTGATTAACCTTAAGGTAATACGTTACGTTGTACGGCTTGATTAGGAGTGGGAACATTTGCTACTCCATACAATGCTGTCTTTGACTTTAATAAGTTAAGATAAAAAGCCATTTCAGTGGTTACTTGTAGAGATGTTTGTACATTTGTTGTAAAGTAATCCATAAAGATTTGAATGTCTGTTCCTGTTTCTTGTGAGATTCTAAACAATACAGTTGCAAATTGTGATGCAGTTTGTTTTGTTCTTTCAGATTCAGGATTACCTTTAAGCACACCTAAAAAATAAGAATACACAGAATCCCATTCGCCTGCATTAATTATTAAGTTTTGAGCATAAAAAGTATCAAAAATTTCTAATGTATTTTCTGTTTGTGTTATTTGTAATGCCATTATGCAAGTCCGCCTGTTTGCATTCCAGCATTTACAGCATCTGCTATTGCAGTACCCTCGTCTACTGATTGGGGTACAGTAGTCTTGTTATTGTTTGCGGCAGTTACTATTCCTTGATTAGAAATGTTTACCATTGCTGGGCTTGATGCGTTAGTAGGTACATCAGTGTCTCCACCTAAACCTAATTTCCCTAACACTGCTTCTTGTAAACCTTTTTTAAGATAATTTTTTGCACTATCTACGACTGTATCTAATCCACCGTCGTATAGTTGTCCTATTGTACGAACATCATCTAGTCCAAATCCATCATCACCTAAATTTTGCATTCTTTTGAATATATCAAGAGGATTGCTTCCACCTTGCTCAAGTGGGCTTTCCCTTCTATCATAACTATCCGGTCCACCAAATCCTGCTACTAACTCTGATCCTTCACTATCAGGTCCTATATCTCCTATCTTGCCTGTATTGTAAACTACAGTTTCATAATTGATTGTCATTCTATTCTGCATTGTTCCGCCGCCGTCAGCATAATCATATGTGTCGTGACCGAATGTTGTAATAATAGGATTAATTAAAGTATATGCAATAAAGTTTCCTGCCCATAAACCATAAACAGTAATATTATTAAAAAAAGGAATTTTTTGTCCAACATCTTCTCCACCGCGGCTGACAGCATCTCCCCTATAACCATATTCTGTGTCACCTGTTATTGATGGATCATATATGTTACGTCTGTTATAATCTTTTTTTGATGTGTTGTTAGTAGAAAAAGGAGCAACAATAGGATTCCAAGAATCTGCATAATTATATCTATAGTATGCGTCCCACATTGCAGTAATCTGTGATGCATTATCATCATGGAATGTAATTTCAATTGGTTGATATTTAATTTTTGATTGAATCAAACGTTTTCTATTGTATTGATTCATTTCTTGTACATCCATATTAAATGTAGGTAGTTTAATTGACTTAACTAATAAGCCATAGTTCTGTCCTGTTGGTGGAATGTATGCTGAAGGATTAATTTGAAAGTAAGTATGAAAAGTAAATTTGACTTTACCAACATTGGCCATTCCGCCGGGTAAGAAATTCTTAGCCGCATGAGTATAGTCACGTAGGTATACTCGACCGGTTAGCTGGTCAACAATGCCTGTTTGAATACCATCTAGTAGTCTATCGACTGAACCTGAAGCCATATTATTTTTCTCCTATAAGAGTATTTATCTATCCTATAAACCCATAAAAAAACTGGTCGAAACCAGTTTCTTTATATAAAATAATCCTGTTACTTACGTAGCAGTACCGATTGAACTTGGGAAAGTCTGTAGACCAGACTGTCCAACACCTGCTCCAGGTATGCCGTTAAGATCGCCACCAGCGTTTGTCTGGACTGCGTTATCGTAACGTAAAGTCATAGCAATAGTCACTGCATCAGATGTAGCATAGTTTAGAGTCTGATAGTTTGCTTGTTGTAAGAAACAACCTGCTAATGACCAGTTTTCTAATACTGTTGGTGTATTGATACCGTTACCACCGTCTAAGATTTGAATTTCAGTTTCAAACTTATAGTCTCCACCTGCGGCCGCTGAGGACTGCTCGAAGAAGTCTAATTGACGTTGTAACTGAGCGCCAACTGCTTTTGATACATTACCAGAAGCATCATCTCTGACGTTGATAGCAAGTGTTTGCCATGTGTGTTTACCTGCAAGATAGACACGTGAGTTGTACACGTTCATTGTGATTTCATCAAATTGAACTTGTGGTCTTGCACAATCTACTACTTGTCTAGTAAGTATAAGTGAAGAATCATCGTCAAAACCAAAATTAATAAAGTTCACACGGAATCTATATTGAAGTTTTGGCATCAACAAGTTTTGGTTTGCTCCGCCTTCTGGTTGAACCGAAAGTTTTGCTAATGTATCTGAGGCTGTTGCCATTGTTAATCTCCTGTTTTAATATATCTTAAATATATTTATCTTTTTAATTCAAAGAGGCCGAAGCCTCTTTGTATATTTATTTTACGAACCTGATAACTCACCAGTGTTGAATATTCTGACCGGAATGTAGATAAACTCAGCGGCTTTCACGGGCTCTACTGCTATGTCAATCCAAAGTTCATTACGATCTATTCTTGCTGGAGTGTTATTAGAATCATCACAGACTACTGAGTAGTCATATAATCCACGTTTTGAAACTAGATCCTGGAACAATGTTTCTACTACTGCTTTAATAGATTTTCTTGTTTGTGGGTCATTAGGTTCAAATACGAATGGTCTCGCGGCTAATACTAATTGTCTACGTATGTAAGCAACTAATCTTGCTACGTTTACTCTATCTAACGCAGATGATGAATTGAATGAAGTTTTGTTACCATAGTTCAATAATCCGTTACCTGTGAAGAATACCATTGGGTTAATAAAGTTAGTGTATAACACATCTCTAACACCAATACGTGTTCTGATTGAGTTGAATTCTCCTTCTGCATCAATGTAACCAATACTTGTAGCATTATCAATTATACCACGTCTAGTTCCTGCTGGAGCTAACCAAGGATAAGCAATATTGTCATTACGTAACATTGTTCTTGTCATCATGTGTGATGATGGTACAGCAACTAAGTTACCAGATAGATCACTAGTGATACCTGATGGGTAGAATAGACCCATATAAGTATTTCTACTTACAAGTCCATCTTCACCTGTTGTTACTGCGCCTGCGGCATTAGTTGCCCAAGCCTGAATTTCAGTTGCATCATCTTTCAATCTAAATGGTGTGTCACCAACGATGTAAGAAGTTTCACCTCTATCAGAGTTTAGTGCTATCATATTAGGTTGTAGTTCAGGATAACCTGGAGTTGCTTGTAAGTTGAAGTAGTTATCTTCATCTCTAATTGCAACGTTAGTGTCAACTGCTGAACGTAATGCTTTAGTTACCATTGCTCTTTGTGCTTTACGACCTGCGTTCATTGCACCGTTTGATTGATCTCCTGAAGCAGTTACCCATGCATCTTTTTGTGTTGGTAAAGAAGCAGTTGGGAATCTGTCAGCATTAAAGTAATTTACACGATACTGTTTAACATTGTATGAGTTACGTCTTGTGTTCCACATCAACATACCTTGTGGGTAATTTGCTGATAAAGGACAATCAATATCTAAGTAATCACTTGCTAGTAATGACGCAATACTTGGTATCGGATCATTTGCTGGATTAGTTGTTCCGTTAGTTGCCCAACGTGCATCTTTAAATAAGATGCCAGCTGGTGTAGTTTGATCAGTGTTGTCGATTAAGACCCACTTATCAGTAGCACTACCGCCACCTACTGCTGGAACTGACTGCCATCTGTAAAGATTTGGGTAAGTTTCTAAATCTGTAGTATCTAACCAAAGATCACCGTATACTAATGCTGTTGCATCAGATTGTGTAGTCGGCTCAGTCGCACTTACAAGTGGTCCTTTAGGATCAGTTGCATTTGCTACAGATGGACTAGGTAATCCGTTTGAATCATATCCTTGTGACTTATAACCTTTCCAATTACCATCATAGTTGATCATAATGTCTACTTGATTAGTTGATGAATAGAACCAGTTAGTAAAGTTAGTTGGTATTGCAGTTGGTGCACCTTCATTTGCTATTAATGAATCTGCTCCAGTTGTTGTTAACGAGAATTCTCTCCAGTTAGATAACTGAGTTGTGAATGCATCTGCACCTGTTCCTGATGCTAAAGTATAAGATGTAACAACACCTGTTGTCACACTTGTTATTTCAACTTTTAGATCATTTGCTGGTGAAGCACCGCCTAAGTCTGAACCTAAGAAAGTAACAACGTCACCTACTGCGTGTCCACTACCACCTACAACGACTGCATCTGGATCAAAATCATAGTAACCATAATCATTAGTTACTGAAATTTGTAAACTAGCACCTGAGCCAGTTGTTGCAGATTGAGTCGGTTGAAATGTAATATCATCTCTAAATGGTCCGTTTTTACAACCTACTGTTGCTGTTGTGAACCCTGCTTGTGAAAATAATGCTTGAGAAACACCTGTTGTGTTATTAAAATCATCTAAAACTATAACTCCACCTGAAGTGTGTTGTAATTGAATTGATCCATCATCATTAACTGATGCACTTGTGTAAGGTATGTTTGCCGCTGACCATGCAGTTACAAAGTCAGATGCATCTGTAGCATCACCTAAGTTAAATGTGTAAGGATTGCTTAATGTTTGTGATCCAGGAGTTGAAATTTGAACTCTTGCTACATATGGTCCTGCAGTAAAGTCTGGTGTAGTATTTGTACCATTGATTACTGTTGCTCCAGTTGCTACTCTATAGAAGTAATAGACTGGGGATCCAAGATAATCACCATTAAATCCATATTGTGCATAAACACTACCAGCTGGTATTGCTTGTCCACCTGTTGTATCTGCTGAATAGATTTGACTCCAATCAGAAGTTGCAAAAGTTGGTGTTTTAGCAGTATAAGATGCTGAAACTGAATCATACTCTGAGATTACTGGTTGTAATCCTGTGCCATTAACCTGAAGCCATACAGATCCAGTTTCGGCCGGTTGTGCTTGACCTGATTGCCATAATGGTTGTTGAGCAGATGTTCCATAAAATGTTCTTGGTTGAAATCCAGTTACTGTAGTTCCTGTAAATCCTAAATCTGTAAAGATTGTTCCAGTTGCTCCATTCAATCTAACAAAGAATGGGAATTCAGGTGATCCTTGATCTCCGCCTGTTTGTGCTGAGTAAATTTCAAGTTTGTTATTAACAACTGCCGCTGAAACATAAGCCCAACCTAGAGCATTTATATCTGCCGCTAGTTGAGTAATTGTATTGTTTGGTGCCGCCGCAACTACAAGAGTAGCAACGTTTGTGCTGTTGACTACTAAATTAATAGTATCTCCACCTGTCAAAGTAGGATTAGAAGTAGGCGCTGTTAGTGCAGGCCATGCTTTAAACCACTCCTCAGATTCTAAACTAACCCAAGTATTAGAACTATTCTTGTACCAATATGTTGGTGCATTGTCATTGTTAGGATTTCTGTAATTAGGAATCGCAACAACTGCATAGTCACCGATACTTCCTACTGATTGTAAAGGTGTACCTACTGACAATAAAGTAGAGTCAGAGATAACGATTGGTGTTTTAGAAGTGAATACTCCAGTAGTCTTATTAAACTCATTAATTCCCCATGTAGAAGAAGTTGTGTTTAACCAGAAAGAACCGTCTGTTGGTGCTCCTGTTGGACGACCTGTTGATCCTACTAAACTTGCTAGATCGACATCTGCTCTAAGAACAAATACCTGATTACTAATACCAAGTGCTGAATAAGCCGCTAGTAATCCATATTCATTTAATTCATAGCCTTGTAACGGAGTACCGTTTGATGCTGTGTAAAAGAATGGGTTACCGTATAAAGAAACAAGATCACGTTGAGAAGTGACTCTGTATAATTTACCTGCATTCGCAGAAGTTGTTGCCGCCGCTGTTGCAGTTGATGTTGGATCCGCTTTGTCTTGTGCTGTTGCTAACAAGAAGAACGGGATTGATGCTGTTGCGCCTGGTAAGTATTGGCTTTCGTCAATGATGCTTACTTCTACGCCTGGTGATGTTAGTGCCATAATAATATTCCTTTTGTATGATTTTGAGGGTTACACCCTGATTGTTTTTTCATACTATTATTTATCATGTATTACAAAAAACAACGGATTAAGATACCTTCGAAGGTATTTTATAAATACTAGTATGAGTTTACCTAGACCAATATGTAAAATTTGCAACA